GCGAAGTAACTTCTACTAACCGCTTAACTATCCACTCAACACAAGGTACTGCTACTGCATTGCCCATTTGCTTATATCTATGGCTATCTACTTGATCGGCAGTCCACCCATCGGGGAATCCTTGTAAGCGCTCGCACTCGGTTGGAGTCAATCGGCGCACTACTGGCGAATCAGAAATAAATAATTGAGCGTGATGCGATTGTGGTGATGGTTGGTGAGATTGAACTGTCAATGCCGTATCCGTTTCTGTAGCGCTAAAAGTATTTGCTTTAGCATCTTCGCGTATTGAATAAGCCATCATTGGCATATTGTTACCACCTGTTCCCATACGAGCTTGGAGTGTATTTATTACATCACCTTGCATACGAATATCATTTACGCGGTTGCCATAAAAGATTAAAACAGTTGCTCGGGTTTCTCCTGCGTTATCAAATGCGTTCAATGTAGGAACCGCCCCCCCCTGAATCCAAGTTTCAAAATCTTCCGCGCTTTGCGCTCTACGAGCTTTTGTGAACCAAGAAGGTTTCACTTCCACCACCTAGGACACCGCCAGATTGTTTAAGAGTGCTTACTTGTCCTTCTTTGTATTGTCCAAAACTTGATTCGCCAAATGCTCCAATGCTTTCTGAAGTTGATTCGGCAATGTTTTTTCCCTTCGGTTTGCTCTGCGCAAGATACCCTGAGCGGCCTTCGTTGATAGCGAGTATTTCCGCAGGTGTTCGCCAGTCGTTTCCAAGACATCCGACAATGAAGACTCTGCGCCGTCTTTGGGGAACTCCGAAGTATTGAGCATCAAGCACTCGCCACGCGACACTATACCCGAGGTCATCCAGCGTTCCGATGACTGTTCCCATATCCCTTCCTTTGTTACTTGAAAGTAAGCCAGGAACATTTTCGAGGATGAAGTATTTTGCTTTCGTTTCTTCGAGGATTCTTGTAATTTCAAAAAATAATCCCGATCTATTGCCAGCCAATCCAGCGCGCTTTCCAGCCACGGAGAGATCTTGACAGGGGAATCCACCGACAATAATTCCATCTGAATTGAATCCGAGATCAAAGAGTTGTTTTCCGGTAACATTTTTTACATCCTCCAAGTGAGTTGTGTTGGGAAATCTTTTTTGTAAAACCTTTCTTGCATTCTTATCAATCTCAACTGAGGCAACGACTTGTATGCCATTACGCTCAAGTGCTAAATCAAAGCCACCTACCCCGGCAAATAAACTAACGGCTTTCATCGGGAACCCACTTATACAATTTACGCTTAGCTACTTTACGGATCATTTCTTGGCTAACGCCGTAGCGTTTAGCAAGTTCAATTACATTAACTGCAATAGCAGATTCTTCTCTGCCAATATATTCTTTGCGGATTTGACGCACTTCATCTTCAGTCATAATCACCTTTTCTCTTAGCATCTAGTCTAACCACACCTGATACTGAGCCGTTACACGACCTTTATCGGGATCTACAAAGTGAAGGCGCTGGCTTGGCATACCTGACGCAGCCATTGAATCTCTTGCGTATCGGTTATCGCTTTCAATAGAGCCAGTCCAATAAAGATTAAAGTTCTTTTGAATTGGTTCTTGTGCGTGGCGATGATAATGACCTAAATAAATATCGTGGAAATCGTAATCGTGAGCGCCGGCTTTCCAACGGTTAGCACCAGCAATCCACGCAGCAGGGCTAGCAAATCCTGATCGCCCAAGTTCGTCTCCGTGCATTAATAAAGCACGATAATTACCAACGGCTACTTCTTGAATATCTTCTGGGCAATCTTCCCAGGTTAATCTTTTTTCGTTAGCAAGGATCTGCCTAGCCATTTCGTAAACCATACGATCAACATTGTCATTCTTAGGAACTTCAGCTCGCTTGCCACCTATGCGCCCGTGGTTTCCCCACTCAGCGACAACAGTTACTTTTTCAAAGTTAGCAAGCATCACTCGAACAAAGTCCACGCACAATCTAGATACGGTAGTAAATTGCCCAAATAGCGAAGCATCAATCTGCCAGAGTTGTGCTGGATAATTGAAAAGACCTTCCACCATATCTCCACCAAACATAACAACACATTCTTTTACAGGATGGTGCTGGCGCTGGAGTTCAGTTAAGTGAATGATCTTATCTGCGAATTGGAGAACTCTCTTTCGCATTACTTCGCTATTGTAGGAAGTGGTTACTTTTGAGCCTTGCCAATCAGTTGAATGGACTAGGGCTACTTCAGGCTTTGCTTTACGGTTATCTACTTTTGGGGCAGTAACCGGTACTACTTTCCCGAGAGCAAGCATCGCCTCATAAGCACCACGTTGGGTAGCAATTACAAGTTCGTCATTACGGATCTTAGCTTTGGCTAATTGCTTCTGAGTGTTGTTTAGCGCTTGGCGCAGTTCAACAATCTCAGGGTTTGATTCTTCTTTTAACTTATCTAAATCATCCTTTAACGCCACTAGCGCAGTCTCCCCTTCTATGGCGGGAGATAACGCTTTCATTTATGTTATGCCCATTGGCTTTTAATACTCGGCTGAGAGATGAACTGGTTATAGTTTTATCAGCGACACGCTCGGTTATTAAATCTTTTTCTTCTTTGGGCAAAACTTCCAAAAATGTACAAAATGTACATTTGCCTCTGCTGGAATGTAGAAAGTTAGCAGGATTATTTAGATCATCGAGTAATCCCATTATGCCTCTATCATTGTAATACCGTGGCGTATGTATCCAAGTTTGTCTTGCCAAGAATCTTGGTGGTAAGGATTAGCAATACACCTAACGGATTTAAAAGCATCCATCATTAGCGCCACTTGCCAAGCAGGAATATCGTCAGTCTGAAGCATAGCGCCCCAGATACGACCAGTTATTGAGAAATTGACTTCGGCATCGCCGTATTGTTCTTGACGATCTTCAAGAATTTTATCAATCATTGTTCAACCCTTTCTAATGGTTGAACGAAGGCTAACAGATTACGGCAGATATATCTCCGACACGCAAAGAAAAACCCCCACAAATGATCGGACTTGTGAGGGTCAGGGGCGCAACGAAATTATGATACCTGAAAACTACCACAATCTATAACAGGAATCTCTGGCGAGTCGGTGATTTGCGCCCATACTTTCCAAGTTCCCTTAGCGTAAGTGCCGGTTAGAAAGCCTGTAGCGCCACTTAAAAGGGTCGCATCAAACCAGTCTGAGGTTTGTGGTCTATCTGTGGTTGTAAGGACTGCAAATTGAACTGCGGTAGTGATAACCGTGTTGTCTAAGGTGATGAGAACAGGTTGAAATTCTACGCTCTCCCGAGGATAGATATTGGTCATTGAAGGGTTCCTTCCCATCGCCTATCGGCTAATGTCGCAAACTTATTACGATCCACAAGGATACCACTAGCCCAACGCTTAGTCAGGAGAGTACCTTCCCAGTTTCTTTGATCGGCTACTTGCCCTACCCATCTTGGGTCAGCTATCAAACCTGACCAACGGCGAGGCATTACCTCACCGAATACCACAATATCGTGATCGGTAAATTGGTTAGATTTCTTTACTTTGGCAGAAAATAAAGTTGTAACTGTTAAAGATGAATTAGCCAACACGTTTAATGAAACAGTCGCTGGCAAATCAACGCTTATGTTTGTATTTGTATTAATTAAACTATTTACAGAAGCGCTAGCAGTAAGTCCGGCAGATACTGCGGTTGATGAATCAGATACAACTGTCTTGTTTACAGCCGAAGTAACAGTTGCAGTTATTGGTGCTGATGAATTGGCAAATTTTGCAAATATTATTGAAGCCGAAAGATTTGCAGTTACTGGAGTTGATGAACTTATACTTTGGTTTTTTACACCATCTGCTGCAATGGTTGCATTTATTGGAGTTGATGAACTTGCAGTTTGGTTTTTTACAACATCAGTTGCAAGAGTAATTGTGATTGGAGATGAAGTTGAAAGATAAGAATTTTGAAAAGCATTTGCACTTGGGGTTACTATGAAATTATTTGATGTTTGAGAATATCTAGTTACGCTAGCATCTGCCGTAAGGTTTGCAGCAAAAGAAGATGATGCTCCTGTAAGAGTAAGGAGTGTTGCTAAAACTGTGGCAGTTGAAGAAATGGCAATAGACGAACTAACCGTATAAGCAGTTGATGCTGAGTTATAAGTAACTCCGGCTGCGTTATAGGCAATGCTTTGGTTATAGATTGCCATTGAGAGCTACTCCGATGCCTCGTCAGGTATGTCAATTTCCTCAACGATATTGTTATTTGGCTTTGACTCGTCATAGCCACCGATGCCGTAAGTAATCATTTTCATTAGACAACCCTTACAGAAGTAAATGTTCCAGCAGACGCCATTGCAAGTGTTCCAGCGGTAGCAAATGCAGAAGTCGCTGTATAGGCTTGTGTGTATGCCACCATTGCGCTTGAAGTAGTCACACCTTGATATGCGCCACCAAATAAACTTATGCTTGTTGAAAGGGTGTTAGCCACACCATAATATGTATTTGTTGAGGCGGCAGTAATGCTATTCATAGCAATCCAATAAATGCCAGCAGATAATGTTTGGCTGATTGTAATTGCATAAGCCGTAGTTGCTGCGGTAGGTGCAACAGTTCCAGCATCAAGAATTACTGTGCTGGGTTTATTACCTGAATTTGCAAAAATGCCTAAGCGAACGGATGCAGAACCTGAAAAAGTTGAACCCGAAGTTATGGCAATCCTATCTAAAGTAACCGACTGATTGAATTGTATGGGCATATAATAAGTAGTATTTACAACGCTGGCTACTGTTGTAGTGGCAGGAGCAACAGGGGTTCTGTAATACGCACCTGAAATTGGTGTAAGTAATCCTTGAGACAGAGTTGCCAAATCGTAAGCAGATTTGACTGAGTTAGGAGTAGCGGCAGTTGTAGTGCTAGTGCTAGAAATAGAGTCAGTTAGTTGCAATACTCCAGCAGCCGAAGTTGATCCAGCAGATACGGCTAAAGTTCTGTTGGCAGATAAATCA